TTCAATAAAGCCGAAGAAAGAGAAGGCGATCAAAGTAGAGAAATGAACTTCCGTCGTGGCCCTCGTATGCGTGGTGGTCGTGCTGGTGGGCAAGGTAGTTATAACATGCCAAATATGAGAAACTATATGGATGGTTATACTGATATACCTCCCCACATGCGTGGTTATATCGTTCGTCCAGAGGACGAAGATTTTATGTATAATGGACGGTACAACTGGTAGGTTTATAGATCTACAGTTCTGGGCAATAGAGGGAAACTTCTATTGCCCTTTATGGTTGTTAAACTTATATAGAAAATAAATTTATGAATCTTACAACTTATGAAACATTACCAAGGTCACAAAGAATTTATATGATGCACTTTGGACCTCATTTTAATAAGGCTTTATATAAATTCGCAGTCAGTAATATGTTCTTAGATGATGAGGAGCTTCAGCCAATAGAACCTTATACAAAAGAACAAATAGATGAAATATTGGCAACAAATAATATCCGTCTAGCAAATAATAGACTGTATGATTATATGTTTGTTGCAAATATGGCTAAAGCTGACTACATGGGTGAGGGAGGTTGTTTAGAAAATGAGCAACAATTAGCTAGGTATATTAAGAATGTAATAGATGATCCAGATGCAAGAGAAGGTGTAACCTTTGCAAGATGGTTAGCTACTATGGCAGTTAATGGTATAGAGATTGAATGGTCTGATATACTTGATCGCTCATGACTACTCAGAGTCTCCAGCTGTATGAGTACAGCTGGAGAATACTTGTGTTTTATAATGTAACAATAAATGATTTAGACATAGTACTACCTGTTTTATGGGAAAATGGCTGTAGTAATGAAGGTATAAAGGAAGTAGCTTTAGCTATAATGAATCCTAATTCTGGTTTTACTCATACGCAAGGTAGGACCAGTGTAATGGGTATAGGTTGGACTAGTTCTCCTTCAGAGTTTCAAAATACTTTAACTCATGAGATAAACCATCTTCAAGATGATATATGTCTTTACTATGGTTTACCTCTATCAGGTGAAATACCTTCTTCTATAGTGGGTAATATTGCTATGGCTATGTATAATGGTTATATAAAATATTTAAATTAAAATTATGCCTAGATCTATATTTACTATTGGTCAAATACCCAATATCTCCTTAGATACCGTTTATATATATCCAGAAAATATCAAAAAAGTAAGTAGGTTAATTGAGAAGATGCCAGAAGTAGAAATCAAGGCTTATAATCGTGGTTGCTATAATTTTGGTAAAATGCTTTCTAGGTATATTAAGAGGTGTATTGCTACTAATACTCCTCCACCTGGAGTCTCTTGGCCTCCACACTCTGAAGATTATCTTAAAAAATATGATCCAAAAGGTTTTTGGTACCTTAGTGGTCAACTAATGAGAAGTATATCTATATTCCAGAGGAGTAATGGTAGATGGTATGTAAGTCCTCCTCCAGATGAACCAGCTATAGCTCCAGTTAATATGAAAGGTAGAAGTCATCCTTCTAAATTAACCTTAGTTCAATTAGCTAGGATTCAGGAGCTTGGTTCATATACTGTACATAATGACATACCTCCGAGACCTTTATTTGTACCTTCTTTTAAAGCCGTTGGAGGTACAAATAGATTGAGGAGGTACATAATTGCAAATTTACGACGAGAACTCAAACAATATTTATGATATGGGACATTTTAATTTAAAAGCCTCCATAAATGGAAAAGAGGAGGTTAGTGAATCCTCGTTGACTATATCGGGTAATAGTTTTTCTTTTAAAGTATATCCGACTGATATTAATAATACAGAGAATGATATTCATGGTTCAGTAGTACTTAGTCACAATAATAAAAATTACTCTATAGCTTTAAAACATAAATCATCCAATGGAGATTATCCAGACCCAGAGCCATCTGTACCTAAATGGTCTTATGTAGATGATTTATGTGTATCTTATAATGGGTGGGGAGATGAAAACCCTGTAAGAGTTAGTGATGATAATGCTAAAGATTTTCAATACGGCTATATAGTAATAGAATCTGGAGTATATCATAATTATGATTATGATCACTCATGGGATGGTGGTATAAATGATGAATCTATAGATATAGGTTTTGTTTTTACTACCGCATCTGTAGCTGAGGATGCTATTCGTCATATTTGTTATGATAAGGTTATTAGGTTAGATGAATCTTATGAAAAGATTTTTAGGTTTAAAATGTTTTATAAGCTACCTACTATAGATGATATGACTGGAGATATTATTACACCTACTGATGAGGATACTCCAGAAAGTCATAGGCTTAGACTTCCTTGTAAAGTAGAATTTAAGGTTCCATATTGGTTAACTAATACTTTTATTGTATATAGGATTAGGACTATTGATATTAATACTTCAGAAGTAGTTGATACTGATTATACAGATTGGGATTTGTTTAGGGCAGCTTGGGAAGAAAAAAGGTTAGATACTATTCATTATTCTGATGCTAAATTCTATGGCTACTTATATAGTAATATTTCTCGTAACTATTCAGCTACAGATATGAGAGGCCCAAATACTATAACCATACAAGAAGTAGCTCAAGATGTAAATGGTACTCCTAAAATATTTGGAGCAAAGCCTTTATATATATATGCTTCTCAATTAGAAGTAAGAACTCCATATAATAGACAGTATAGATCGTATGGTGAATAAGGTTTGTAAATACAATACATTCATATCATAATTTGAATAACATGGTAACAACTCAAGAAATAATAGAACGGACCTTATATGCTTCACTGATGAGAGTAGCTTTACAACTTGGTAAGACTGTTAACCCAGAAGATTATTTACCAGTATCTGCTCAGAATAGTGAAGCTTATAAAGATGCTATAGAATCTATAGGATCTGATTTTATATACATATTTGGTGTAGGTAACAATCAGGTAAGAGGAGCTAAGATAGTTCCGCGTATCACTGTAGAGCTTAATGCTTACTATCCAGGTAATATAGGTACCGAAGCTTTTATTGTTGGAGATGAGAAGGTTAATAATGATTATGTTGCTTATGACCTTCCATTTGAGTCTAAAAATGTACAGTTCGATATCCATCTTGTAGCTAATACTGTTGAACATCTAAGATTACTTCATAGTATTATGTATACTGCTCTTCCTGCGAGAGGTTATATAAGACCCTTCTTAGAAAACAGTTTGGCAGAGTATCTAGCAATTAAAAAGAAACTAAAAACTGGTAATATATACTTAGAAGTAAGTAACTTCTATGATCATAATGACCAAGAACATGGTATTTTAGAGAAGGTATATTCTTATACTTGCTACGATAGTTATATAGAGGAATATATTAATACCGATGTGGGACCTTTTACTCCTATTAAGGATATATCAGTTATAATGTCTATAACTTCACCAGAATCTGAAGGATTTAGTGAAGAACCTTCTATAGAGCTGCAAGTACCTCCTCTTGCTGAATAAAAACAATACTCAACAGTTATTATATAAATATAAATAAAGGTTTTTAATGTTAAACTAATCTTTAAACACAGTAGATTATGCCAAATTCACCTAAAGTTAGCTTCAATCTTACTAATAATAATATTGAAGTTACAAAGCCCCTCAATGGGGTATCATGTATCTTGGCACGTACTTTAACTGGGCCTAGTGGACTGAGTAAAGGTATAATTACTTCAGTAACTAAGTTTCGTCAAGAGTATGGTGCTGAAATTGTACCAGATGGTAGCCCATCTAATATCGAGAAAGCTCTCAAAGGTGGTTCACGATTACGTATTATCCGAGTAGTAGGTTCAGAGGGTACAAAAGCTTTTGTATATAACACTGATGGTGCTACAGAGGCTGAAAGAGTACTTGCTTTTACCATTACAGGTGGTTCTTGGGGAAACCAACAGAATTATATAAACCTACGTTTTATATCAAAGGATATATATCCTAAGGATTTTATCCCTTATGATAGTATTAAAGTAACAGAATATCTAAGTAATGAAACTAATGGTACTATCTCAATAGCTACATATGGAGGTGATGTTAAGTTAGATGATATGATCTTAACTAGTTTCATTATATCTGATGGTACTATATTATTTGACTATCAGGGGCTTATTAACTTTAGTAATAATAATAAGTATTGGGATGTAGAGTTTAGGGTAAGCGGATCTGCAATAGAACGTGGTATATTATCAGATTATACTAATTGGTCTTCTAATATTGAGGTACTAACTAATTGGGCTAAAGATAATCTGGATGGTACCTCTGCTACAAATGTAGTTATCCGTACTCTTACAACGGGTACTTATGTTCTTACTACAGAGGCCATAAATTTTAAAGTAAATAAGGGTACCGATTATGGTTTACCAACGCTTGAAGATTGGGAGAATGCTGCAGAAAATCTCCGTGACCTATTAGATGTATACGAAGTATCAGTATCACATATATTTAGTCACTTTATTTATTTCTATAAGGATGTAGCAAGTCTACATGCTTATATTGCTAATATAGCTAATGAGACTGAGGAATTCCAATATTTCATTGAAGTACCTAAATACAGGCTTAATAGTGATGAGTCTGGTTTTGATACTTCAAGACCAATGAGTAAAGCAGATATTATATCTTGGGTTAATACTTGTCGTGGTGCAGTTGGATCATCTATGTATGTTTGCTATTTCGGTGGAGGTATAATGTATTATAATGAAGCCGGTAAACTTGTAGGATCCGATATAATTGGAACTATACAGGGTATTGCTGATTCTTGTGCTTCTAACTATGGTCCTTATAGATCATTTGCTGGTTTGAATCGTGGAGTTATACCAGATGGTCAAGGACCTGTATCACCTAACTATGGTTCACCTTCTAGGTATGATGAACTTAATGAATTGGCTCAAGCTTGTGTTAACATGATAGTATTAAAGCAGACTAGGACTTCTGGTTTAGCTACTGTACTCTGGCATTCATTTACCTCACAAGTAAAACAGGATAGCTTCCGTTTCATTCATGCCGTTCGTTTGGCTCTTTATATCAAGAAGCAGATTCGACCTATTATTGAGTCTTACATTGAGGAACCCAATATGTGGACTTCTTGGAAGCGTATTTACCTTGAAGGTAAACCTATTATGGATGGTTTAGTAACTGATGATGCTATCTCAGAATATACTTGGTATGGTGATCAGGATGCTACTTCTTGGGATGAGCTTACGGTTAACAACGAGGCAGATGCTCGTACTGGTAAATACAAACTTAATATCAAGGTTAAAGATGTAGCTACTATGCAGGATATCGAGGTTAACTTAGTATTTGATCGGGCTTCTAACACTGTATCGGCTACATTTACTAGCTTATAATAACTCTTTAATATATTAAAAGATATGGCACAAGCAAAAGTAAAAAACCCAAGAAAGGTTTTTCTTTTTTCAATCACTTTTGCTAAGCACCCAGTAAATAGCTACCTTGCTCAGAAGGTAACTCTCCCAGATATTGAGATCGAAGAGGTTACTCATGGAGATGTTAACAGGGACGTTAAAACTGCTGGCCGTGTAAAGATAGGTGATTTGATTGTAGAAAAACTTCTTACAACTTCTGGTTCAGATACATGGGCTCACGATTGGCTCATGGCTTGCCAGGACCACCTTGCAGGTGGAGGTTTGGTTCCTGCAGAATATTGGGAA